CTACGCTGTCGCCTTCGTGAACACAGCCGCGACATTCGTGCTGACCGAGGCGATCCGCTTCGCGTTCTGACCGAAGCCTGCGAAGAAGTGGAAGTACCCGTCATCGAGACGGTAGGAATCCGCCTCAATCGAGAACTGCTCCCCGGGAACGCTCTTGTTGATCTCGAACTTTTCCATCATCGCCCTCACGCTCGGGGGTTGGACCGAGCCCTTCAGTGTGCAGGACACCCCCGACACCGAGCCTCTCTTGAACGCTGCGAAGACTAGTCCTCGTCTGAGCGGCGGAAGTAGGCAGGCTCCATCGCGAAGAGCCGATCATCGTCGGTCTCAGTAACGTCCTTCAGGAACACATGGCGGCCCAAGTCGAACGCCCCGCGCTTGTCGGTGCTGTACCAGATGTCGATGACCCGGAAACGTCGATACTCAGTGCTCGCATCAAGGAATCCCTCCCCGATCCGAATGGGGATGTCGTAGTGCTCCATCTGCCACGGGAGCATGCCCTCGCAGTGAAACGTCGTGAACCAAGGACCCTCGTACTCTTCCATCCCGACAGACTCCCACACTCGACGCCGACACTCGGCTAGAACCCCGAACGAGGCCAGGCGCCTCGCACCACACAGGGCAAGAGGCCCAAGTCGAGGTGAACTGGCATGGCACGTCGCGGACCGGTCCAACCAGAAGAACGCGCGCGAGTGATCGCCCTCGTGAAGGCCGGCAAGTCTCGCAACGACATCGCACGGGAGACTGGGCTCGGTGCGGCGACGGTGTCGCGCATCGCGAAGGCTGTCGGCCTCTCGTTCGATCGGTCGAAGACGGCCGCGGCGACTGAGGCCCGCAAGGTGGATCTCGCTGCTGAGCGCATTCGGTTGCTCGAGCGGATGCTGGCGAACGGTCATGCTGCGATGGAGACCGTCGAGGGCCCGGTCGTGGTCTACAACTTCGGTGGCAAGGACAACACGTACCGCGAGAAGCGCTTCGCGAAAGCCCCGCTCGCTCTCCGCAAGGATGCGCAGACGACGGCGGGCATCGCGTTCGACAAGGCGACCCGCATCGTCGAGAAGGACAACGGCGGTCTCGACCAGGCGGTCGGTGTGCTCGACCAGATCGCCGAGGGCTTCAAGGCGGCTGCCGAGAAGTACCGTGCGGAGACGCCCGAGGGCACCGATGAACCTGAGTGAGCTCGAGCGGCACGTCTCGAAGGCTCAGCTGCTCTCGCTCGTCGACGCGATGAACCGGAAGCTCGCACTCTGGTACGGCGCCGTGTCGTCGGGCAAGACCGTCATCAGCCTGTGGGCGTTCCTCCTCGCCGTGAAGGTCGCACCGAAGACGGGCCTGATCCTCATCGTCGGTCGCACGATGACGACCGTCTACCAGAACATCTTCGTGCTGTTCCAGAACACCGCGATCTTCGGCTCGGTCATCTCGTCGCAGATCCTGTACACGCCTGGCGCATCGTCCGCGATGATCCTCGGCCGCGAGGTCATGATCGTCGGCGCGAACGACGCGAAGGCCGTCGGCCGCATCCAAGGCGCCACGGTCGCGCTCGCGTATGTCGACGAGGCTGCTCTCCTCCCTGAGGAGTTCTGGAACATGCTCGTCTCCCGTCTCCGCGTCGAGGGCGCGCGACTGCTCGCGACGATGAACCCCGCGTCTCGGAACCACTGGATCAGGAAGAAGTGGATTCTCGCCGCGGCGGAGAAGAACCTCGTCTCGTTCCACTTCACGATGGCCGACAACCCGAACCTCCCGGCCGGCTACGTCGCCGACATGGAGGCGTCATTCTCCGGGGTCTTCTACGACCGGATGATCAAGGGCGAGTGGACGAACGCCGCCGGCGCCGTCTACCCGATGTGGGACCCGGCCCGTCACGTCATCCCCTTCGACCAGATGCCGCCCCTGCAGGACGTCCTCGGCATCGGCATGGACTACGGCACCACGAACCCGACCACGGCCATGATGCTCGGCCTCACGGACGAGCAGAAGCCGCGCCTCGTGTTCATGGACGAGTGGGGCTACGACCCCTCCGATGACGCGAACCACGGCATCCGCCTCACCGACGCCGAGCTGTCGAAGCGGTTCCGCGCATGGCTGCCGACACCGCACACCCCCGAGCCGAACGGGCTGCAGCCGCGGTTCCTCATGCTCGACCCGGCCGCCGCATCGTTCCGCACCCAGCTTCACCAAGACCTCCGCGGTACGGGCCTCTCGCCGTGGGCGGCCGACAACGACGTCCTCAAGGGCATCGCCACCATGGGCAACCTGCTCGGCAACGACCAGCTCCTCGTCACCGACCGCTGCGCCCGCTTCCAGTCCGAGGTGTCCGAGTACCAGTGGTCCGACAAGGCCACCGAAAAGGGCGACGACGAGGTCGTGAAAGAGAACGACCACTGGCTCGACGGCGGCCGCTACATCACCCACTCGACGAAGACCTACTGGCAGGGCGAGCTCGCTCAAGCCGCGTGAGAGGAGCTACCGTGCCGCTGCCGCTCCCGCACACTGCATGGCCGCCCGCCCCCTGGGATGCCGCGTACCGTGCGTACGCCGAGAACGAGGCGTGGTACCTCGGCGACACCGACGCGCTCGAGGCCATCTACCGTCGCGAGGATCAGCAGTCGCGCACCGACTACGTGCGTCGCGGCCAGCCGATGCGCGGCGGGCTCGTCGGCGCGGCGGCACGCATGTTCTGGGGTCGCCCGGTCCCGGCCGGCGAGAGCCGCACGCGGCTGCACATCCCGGCGCCCGCTGACCTCGCGACCCTCTCGAGCGACCTGATCTTCGCCGAGCCTCCCGAGGTCACGCTCAGCGGTGAGGACGTCACGGACAAGGCGCAGGGCCGCCTCGACGTCATCGCGAACTCCGACGAGGCGCACAGCACGTTCAACACCATGGGCGAGCTGAAGGCCGCTCTCGGCGCGACGGCGATCGTCTCCACCTGGGACCTCGACGTCTCCGACCACGTGTGGCTCGAGGTCTCCGCGGCCGACGTCATCATCCCCGAGTTCCGCAAGGGCAAGCTCATCGCCTGCACCATGTGGACCGAGTACCGAGACGGCTCGGTGTTCTGGCGGCACCTCGAGCGCCACGAGGCCGGCATGATCGAGCACGCCCTGTACAAGGGCACCGAGACCAACATCGGCCGGCGCATGAACCTCGCCGAGCGTCCGGAGACGACACACCTCTCGGCGACGGTGAACGCTGACTCGCGCATCCTCACCGGCATCGACCGGCTGACGGTGTCGTACAACCTGAACATGCCGACCCGGGCATGGCGGAAGAAGGGCCCGCTCGCGTTCACCGGGCGCTCTGACTTCGCCGGCCTCCACCCCCTGTTCGATGCGCTCGACGAGACCTGGTCATCGTGGATGCGCGACCTGAAGCAGGGCGCGGGCAAGATCCTCGCCCCCGAGGCCGCACTCGACTTCGCCGGCCGCGGCAAGGGCGCGTCCCTCGACCTCGGCCGTGAGGTCTTCGTCGGCCTCAACACCCCCGGCGACCCGGACAAGATGGCGCTCGACCAGGTGCAGTTCGAGATCCGCGTCGAGGAGCACGAGAAGACCGCGCACGCGATCTACCGCGAGATCCTTCGCGCCGCCGGCTACTCCCAATCGGCATGGGGCGATTACGGCGAGTCGTCCGGGCAGACCGCGACCGAGGTCGAGGACCGCGACAAGGCCTCCGAGCGCACCCGCGACAAGAAGATCCTCTACGACAAGCGGGCCATCGCCGAGCAGTCGGTCGTGGCGCTCGAGCTCGACGGCATCCTCTTCCCCGGCAAGGGCGGCGGCAGGTTCGAACTCCCCGTTGTCACGTTCCCCGACGTGTCGCAGGAGGACCCGGAGAAGCTCGCGCGCACCCTCTCGCTCCTCGACGCAGCGGGTGCGATCTCCACCGAGCAGAAGGTGCGCCGCGCGAACCCCGACTGGGACAACGACCAGGTCGACAAGGAGGTCGCGAAGATCCGCGGCGATCGTGCGACCGCACCCAACCCCGCGACCTTCGACGGCGATACCCCGCCCGAGGACAACGAGGAGCTCGAGCCGTGACCACGCTGATCGAATTGTGGCGTCCCATCCCCGGCCACGAGGGCCGGTACGAGGTCAGCGACCGCGGTCAGATCCGCTCTCTCGACCGCGTCGTCACGATCGTGAGCCGCGGACGAGTTCAGCGCAGCTACGAGCGCGTGATCAAGGGCCGCATCCTCCGCACGGTGACTACCGCAGACGGATACGTGCAGGTGAAGGTGAGCGGCGGTCTCGTGCGCGTCCACCGGGCTGTTGCCGAGGCCTTCCACGGTCCCGCTCTCGGTCGGTTCGCGTGTCACCGCAACGGTGTGCCGAGCGACAACCGAGCTTCGAACATCCGCTGGGACGATGCCTCAGGCAACATGGCCGACACGCTCGCCCACGGGACTCACCCCAAGGCGAGCAAGACGCACTGCCTGAACGGCCACGAGTACACCGCCGAGAACACGTATTTACGGCCACGGACCGGGCATCGAGTCTGCCGCACATGTGCTCGGGCTTTGGAGGCGCGTCGCGTCAGGTGATCGGGGGCGACCATGCCAGTGTTCGTGCCGAACCCAGATGGTCCCTCTCCTGAGGATCTGATCGAGCAGCTCGCGCTCGAGATCGCAGCCCGGTACGCGGCCGCCGAGGACGAGCTGATCCGTGAGCTCGCCGCCCGCGCACGGCGGCACATGGCGCTCAGCAACCAGATGCCGACGGCGCCCGCCGGCGGCGGCCTCACGGTCGCTGAGCGCATCCGGCAGAACCGCATCCTCGCCGAGCTCGCCGCGCACCGTGCACGCTCCATCCGTGAGCTGCAGTACACGGCTGCGGCGATCGTCGAGAAGCTCCGCGCCGACGACCTCGCGCGCCGAGTGGTGGAGATCGCGGCCCGCGAGGGCGAGGCGGCCGCCGCAGCTCGTCTCGGGCTCGCCGGCATCGTCCCGACCGGGGTTGCCTCGACACCGTTCATCGGCGGCACCACGGCGATCTCGACGACGACGCTGACCGGCTCGGCGGCGCAGGCCGTCGCCGCGGTCGTGCTCTCGCTCGAGTCGCGGCTCGAAGCGCTGAACCAGCGCCTCACCAGGTACCCGCAGGACGCGTACCAGCGCATCATGTCGCTCTACTCGCCGAGCACCCTCCTCGGTGTGACGACGTCGCGGGTGATGCAGGCACAGGCGGTGCAGCGGTTCCTCTCCGAGGGCATCACCGACTTCATCGACCGCGGCAACCGGCGCTGGACGATCGGCGCCTACGCGGAGATGGCCGGCCGCACCACGGTGAACCGGGCATTCAACGACGCCGGTGTGTGGCGGATGCAGCAGTCCGGCATCGACCTCGTCACGGTCGTGCGCGGTCTCGACTCGTGCGAGAAGTGCGCCGCATGGGCGGGGAAGATCCTCTCGACGAACGGCATCGTCGGCCCGGTGACGCTGCCCCACGCAACGGACGAGGGCACGGTCACGGTCGTCGTCGACGCGACGGTCGACCAGGCACGCAACTCGGGCTGGAACCACCCGAACTGCCGCTGTCGCCTCGTCGCATACCTGCCCGGGCTCACGGTCCCGCAGGCGGACACGACGTACGACCCGGAGGCGGAGAAGGAGCGGGCGCAACAGCGCGCGATCGAGCGCGACATCCGCAAGGCGAAGCGCGCCGAGGCCGTCGCCCCCGACGACGTCACCGCCGCTCGTGCACGGCGCGACCTCCGCGAGGCGCAGGCGGACATGCGGGAGTTCATCCGGAACACCGGTCGCAACCGCCAGTCGTACCGGGAGCAGCTGCACTTCGCCGACGGGCGCGGCCCCGGCACGCGCAGCGGAACGCAACGCACCACGGTTCCCACGCGTGCGCTGATCGCGGGAGATCGCGTGTCAGCGCGAACCCATCCCGAGGTGCGGCCGGCGGCGCGTGTTCCGCAATCCGTCCCTGACGGCGCGTTCCCGCGGGCGCATGAACTCGCTACCGGGGAACGCCTCGCGCAGGTCGGCATTCACGCCCAGTGGCGCGTCGAAGACTTCACCCCGGGAGTCAAGAACCCCGACGTGACGATCGACGGCCATGCTTGGGACTTCAAGAGCCCCGAGGGCGGCGGCAAGAACACCATCTCGAACCAGTTCAGCCGGGCGAAGGAACAGGGCGTGCGCCGCCTCGTGATCGACCTCGCTCGAAGCCCCCTGGACGCGACCGAAGCTCTCGCGGAGGTCCGGCGACGCCTCGCGGGCGGTCATTGGTTCACCGATGTGATTGTCATCGACCGGGCCGGCACCGTGACCTGGCTGACGAAGCAATGAGAGAACGCGGCCCGGCTGTCCGAGGGGACGGCCTGCCGCGTTCCAGCACATTCTACCTCGCCGGTGCAGTCGGCGTGTAGATCTTCCCGGCGGCGGTGAACGAGTTCGCGCATTGGCTCGAAGGCTGCTCACGACGCCTCCACCTTTCGGGCAGCAGGCAGACCTGCCGCCGCCGGGAACACCACCTCCACTCGTGCCATTTCGGCGGGCTGCCGGAAGCCATGAGTGGACGAGCACGGGCGCGCAGCGCGCCGGACCCCGCCCACCCGGATCGCCTCAGCGCGAGAAGCCGGCGCCCGTGCTCACCACAGACTCCTGCGTCGTCACTGCCCCCTGCATCCGGTGGCGGCGCGGGACCTAACGACCAGCGCAGGGCTGGGACCGCCGGCAGAGGCCGGAACGAACGAGCTGGAGGCTCACCGTGCACAAGCACATCCGCACCGCCCACCCCGTCCGCACGACCATCGACGGACTCGCCCAGCTCGGCCTGACGAAGGCCGACATGATGGGCATCCGCTACCACAGCGACCCCGCCGCACCGCCGAGCGGACAGCCGAACCCGGCCCAACCGCCGGCCGCCCCCACAGCCCCGCCGCCCGCTGCGCCCGCGCCCCCGGTTCCCACGCCGCCACCCTCGGGTCCCGCAGCTCCGCCGGCTCAGCCCGCCCCGCCGATCCAGTTCCAGGGCGACCCGAACGACTACGTCCGGGACCTTCGCGACGAGAACAAGACTCGCCGCGAGGCGAACCAGACGCTCACGACGCAGGTCGGCGAGCTCACCCAGACCAACGAGACCCTGACGGCCCAGAACGCGCAGCTCGCACGAGCGAACGCAGTCATCCTCGCCGCCGGCCCTCTCGGAGCGAACGCGTCGGCCATCCTCGACGCCAAGTCGCTCGACACCAAGCTCGCTGCGGTCGATCCCAGCGATCCGGAGGCCGTCAAGGCGTTCATCGCAGAGGCGATGGAAGCCAACCCGACCTTCAAGACCGGCCCCGGCCTGCCCCCGACGAGCGGCGGCGGACACCAGGGCGGAACACCCTCAGCAACTCCCCTCACCCTCGACGGCGCCGTCAAGAAGGCGCTCGGGGGCTAACTCCAAGGAGACACCATGCCAATCTCACTGGCAGAAGGAAAGAACAACGCCACGACCGATCTGGACGTGGCCGTCATCGACGAGTTCCGCAAGACGGGCGTCATCCCCGACTCGCTGATCTACGACGACGTCGTGAACCCCGCCGGCGGAGGCGACACCCTCGCCTACGGCTACCGGCGCCTCACCACGCAGGCGACCGCCGACACCCGTGCGATCAACAGCGAGTACACCGATCAGAACGTGACCACCACCCCGGTGACCACGAACCTGGCCGTCCTCGGTGGTTCGTTCGGCGTCGACCGCGTCGTCGCCAAGCTCGGCCCCGCCGCGTCCGGCAGCGTCTCGCTGAACATGGGCCAGAAGATCAAGTCGACGAGCGCGAAGTTCGCCGACCTGGTCGTCAACGGCGACACCGCGACCGACGCGAACGGCTTCGACGGCCTCGACAAGGCGCTCACGGGTTCGTCCACCGAGTTCCGTGTCGGCGCCGTCACCGACTGGCGCGACTTCGACACGGCCACCCGTGCCGAGCACAAGGCACTCGACGACATCGACGAGTTCCTGTCGCTGCTCGACGGCGCCCCCTCGGTCATCCTCGGCAACGCGAAGGCGCTCGCACGAGTGCGCGCCGCCGCCCGCCGCGCCGGGATGTACACGAAGAACCCCGTCGAGGGCCTCCTCGACGCGTTCGGTCGCCCGATCGAGCGCGAGCAGTACGGCAACATCGTGTTCGGCGACGCCGGCGACAAGGCGGGTTCCTCGAGCCCGATCATCCCGATCGTCACGCGCACCGTCGCGACGGTCTCCACCACCGGCCTGACCGACCTGTACGCGTACCGCGTCGGCCTCGACGGCTTCCACGGCATCTCGACCATCGGCGGCTCCATCGCCTCCGCATGGCTGCCCGACTTCGCCCACGCCGGCGCGGTCAAGCGCGGTGAGGTCGAGCTCGGCCCGATCGGCGTCGCCCTCAAGGCGACCAAGGCCGCCGCCGTCTGGCGCAACATCCGAGTCCAGTAGGAGGACACCACCATGGCACGAGCAATCGTGAACACGCCCGTCAAGGGTTTCACCGGGACGGTTGTCGGCGTCGCGTTCGTCGACGGCACGGCCGATGTCGACGGAGAGGCGCAGCTGGCCTACTTCGAGCGGCAGGGCTACGAGGTGATCTACGCACCGAGCGAGCTCGAGGTGGTCGAGATCCCGAACGGTGACCCCGTGGAGGTCGACGCCGAGCTCGTCGAGCTCGCGGACGGCGCGAACGTGCTGACCCTCCACGAGGACGGCACTGTCGAGCGCCCCGAGGGCGAGCTCCATCCGGACGCCGCCGAGGTCGAACCGGCCGAGAAGGCCGAGCCGAAGCCGGCCCGGCCCGCCCGCGGCTCGAAGTAGCTGCACCTGATTCCCGGAGCGTTCACATGGGGGGCGCTCCGGGGATCACCCCACCAACTTCCACCAGATCGGAGACGACGGTGATTCGCATCATCCACCCGCGCCCGGAGCTCGGCCGGCAGTCGTTCCTCGGCGTCGAGTTCCACGACGGCACCGCAGAGGTCGACGAGCTGCACCCCGAGCGCGAGCAGGCGCTCCTGCAGCACGGCTTCACGCTCGAGAAGCAGCTCGTCGGCGTCCCGCTCGAGGCCCTCAGCGCCCGCGAGCTGCGTGAGGCCGCTGAGCTCGAAGGCATCACCGTGCCGGCGAAGGCGAGGAAGGCCGAGATCATCGCGCTGATCGAAGCCGCACCCCTGCGCACGCTGACCGATGTCGCTGAGATCGACCTCGAGGCCGAGTCTCGCCGCGAGTTCATGGCCGCGCACACCGTGCCGCTCGGCGCCGACGAGGACTGACGATGGCACAGCTCGTCTACGCGACCACGGCCGAGTACGAGACCCTCGCCGAGGAGCCGTTCGACGGCACCGTCGGAGTGCTCGCGAAGCGGCTCCGATCGGCGTCGATCGAGGTCGAGAAGCTCACCCGCCGCGCGGTCTACGAGACCGACGAAGACGGATACCCCACCGATCCCGACATCGAGGATGCCTTCACCGAGGCGACGTGCGCGATCGTCGAGTACTGGGAAGAGACCGACGACCCCACCGGCGCGGATGCCGCCGAGGGTGCGGTGAAGATCGGGTCGGTCTCGCTCGGCACGACGTCGTCGAGCGCCGACACCTCGAGCCCGCTCGACCGCCTGCAACGGCGCATCGGCACCCGCGCCTACGACATCCTCACGAACGCGGGCCTCATCCCCTCCGCGGTCGCACACACGTAGGAGGCCCGCTGTGTCTCGTCGTCTCCGGAAGAAGCACCTCCCCCACCGCGTCGACATCGTCCGCCTGACCGGCGAGGGCGCCGAGACCGAGACGTGGGCCGATCCGGACCTCGCCCGGCCGGCGTACGTCGAGCAGAAGTCGCGGCTCGTCGTCGATCGCCGCTCCACCTCGGAGACGGCCGGCCAGGAGATCACCTCGAGCACGTTCGTCGTGCTCCTCCTCGCCGATGACACCCTGCCGGGCTCCCAGGTCACCGTCTGGAAGGGCACGCCGCGCCAGCGCACCTCGGCAGTCATCGACAGCAGCTACCTCGAGCACCGCGGCGCACCCTCGCACGTCGAGCTCTACCTCGAGTAGGAGGCCGCCATGGGCGTTCGCATCAACGTGCAGATGACGTCGAACATCGGCGCAGTGGCGGCCGACATGCTCGACCGGATCGCGCTCGGCGAGACGAAGGCCGCCCATCGGCTCCTGGCACTCTCCCTGCCACGCACGCCGCTCGACAACGGGCCCCTCCGAGAGGCGGGCGCCGTCGAGCCGGCGGAGACGGCCGAGTCGGGCGCGCAGGTCGTCTTCGACACGCCCTATGCGGCCCGACTCCACGAACACCCCGAGTACCACTTCCAAGAGGCCGGCACGGGCGGGAAGTGGCTCGAGGAGACCGCAGTCGAGAACCGCAAGGAGCTCGGCGACATCATCCGCAAGGAGGCCACCGGTGCCTGATCCCGCCCCGGAGACGCGCCTCGCTCGGGCACTCGCGCAGCTGCTCGCCGACAACGACCTCGGCGACTACCGGCCCGCCGGCCCCGACTACACGGCCGCCGAGCACGGCATCCTCATCGACCGCCCGATGCCGACCACGTTCGACAACTGCACGCTCATCACACCGCAGACACCGATCGCCGACGGCCGCGCCAACATCCTCTACCGCGTGCAGCTCTTCACCCGCGTGAAGGGCACCGTCACCGACATCAGGGCGCACGCGCACGCGATCTTCGCGCTCCTCGACCACGCCGAGCGCACGCCGCCGATCCTCGGGATCTCGTGGACCGAGGAGTACTCGCGCATGCACTTCGACGCCGACACGCAGAAGCGCGTCGCCGTCGCCCAGAACTTCAGCTTCCGCGGCCGCCGCGGGCACTGAACCCCAGAGGGGACCACGCCCAACCCAGGGCACCACCACAACCGAAGGAGATCCCGGCCATGGCCGATCACACTCTCTACGACACGACGGTCCCCTCCGAGGGCTCCGTCGCGCTCGCGCACGAACAGATCCTCCGATACAAGATCGGCGGGTCGTTCGTGAACATCACGGGCGACATCAACAACCTGCTGGACGCCCCCACCGGTGTCTACGCGCAGCGCGAGGTCTACGGCACGAAGGGCACGCAGTCGCGGGACAAGATCGGTGACAACCACGTCATCACCTTCACCGTGGAGGGCGTGCGCAACGCACTCGGCATGATCGTGCAGCCGTGGCTCGTGCTGCTGCTGAATCAGGCCACGAAGAAGGGCGCTGAGAACAAGGGCGAGTTCCAGGTCTTCGACGCGCTCGACGACACGCTCCCCGCGTTCGAGGGCACCTTCTCCGTGGACGTGGTCCGCGGCAACACGGGCTACGCCGACAAGGGGATCTACAACTTCACCCTCACCTCCGATGGTGTCGTGAAGCAGATCACCAGCCCCATCGCCGGCCCCGGTGTCCCGATCATCGAGTCGGTCACTCAGCCCGGCCTGACCACCGGCGACCAGCTCGTCATCCGTGGCTACAAGCTGGCAGGCACGACCGGCGTCACGATCGACGGCCAGACGGTCACCGAGTTCGTCCCCGTCGATGGGAACACGCTCGTCATCCTCATCCCCGCGAGCGTGTCCGGCGCCGCACCGGTCATCGTGACGAACGCGTCGGGTGCGTCCGCCGCGTACCCGTACGTCGCGGCCTGATCCGAAGGAGGCAGGGCTCCATGACGATCCACGCAGAACAGGTCGGCCGCGACCTGCACATCACCGTGGAGGGGATCGAAGCACCGTTCGTGATTCGACCCCTCCCCGGTCGTGCAGGCCTGCAGGCCACCGACACCTACCTCGCCGGCTCATTCGGTTCCGTCGACCCGCGCGAGATGGCGGCCGTGATGATCATGGTCGTCGACGGCGCGGTCTACAACGAAGACCTCGACCGCTGGTTCCCGGTTCCCGTCGAGCAGCAGCACACGTACTCCCGCATCGGCCTCGAGCTGTCGCAGTCCGAAGCCGAGTCGGTCATCATGCCTGCGTTCTTCTGGCAGACGACCCTCGGCATCTCGGGCGTGCAGGCGTACATCTCTGGCGGTGAGGGCATCGCCGGCACCCTAAAAGCGGCCGGGGCGCTGACCCAGCGTTTGGCGCTCTTCGTTCCGAAGACATCGCCGAATTCGGGATCGGGCGCCCCGACGAGCACGGCGTCTACCCCGACTACGTCATCCCCCCAGAGTGGCGGAAATCCCGTGAAGCGGCCGCAAGACAGGAAGCCGAAGAAGCCCAAGCCGCACAAGGCGTGACGACGCTCGAGTTCTGGACGATCGCGCGACCTCAGCTGTTCGGCGAGGTCGAACTCGACCTCGCCGTGACGGGCCTCATCCCCGATCTCGATCGTGCGCTCGACACGCGCCCGTGGCACTTCATCCGCTCCGCGATCCAGCGGCTACCGGACATCGACAACACGTGGACGAAGGGATCTGTTCATGAGTGGGTTCGACGCCGGAGCGCTGCTCTTCACCATCAAGACCGTGGGGGCGCAGCTCGCGAGGCAGGAGCTCCTCGGGTTCGACCAGGCGGCACAGAAGACGGGCCGCTCGGCTGAGGCTGCCGGGAAGCAGACCGACCAGCTCGGCACCGCGACCGACACTGCGGGCAAGAAGTCTCGCGCCGCGAAGCAGCCCCTCGACGAGCAGGCGCGCTCGACCGAGCACGTCGGCGACGAGGCCGCGAAGGCGAAGGCGAAGCAGGAGTCGCAGGCGGCCGCGTCGGAGAAGCAGGCGCAGTCCGCCGGCCGGCTCTCCGTCGCGCTCCTCGCCGCCGGCGTCGCGGTCACCGCGCTCGTAGGCCTGTCGGTGGCGAAGTTCGCCTCGTTCGACCAGGCCATGTCGCAGACGGCCGCCGCGACCATGGCGACGACCGCCGAGCAGGAGAAGCTCGGCGCGGCCGCACTCGATGCCGGCGCCGACACCGCGTACTCAGCGGGCGAAGCGGCCGCGGCTGAGGAGGAGCTCGCGAAGGCGGGCCTCTCGGTCAGCGACGTCATCGGTGGCGGCCTGACGGCGTCGCTCTCGCTCGCCGCGGCGGGTCAGCTGCAGGTCGCCCGCTCCGCGGAGATCATGGCGACCACGCTGAAGCAGTTCAAGCTGCCCGCGGAGGATGCCGCGCACGTGGCTGACCTGCTCGCCGCCGGGTCGGGGAAGGCGCAAGGCTCCGTCGAGGATCTGGCGAACGCGCTGAAGTTCGTCGGGCCCGTCGCGAACGGCCTCGGGCTCTCGCTCGAGGAGACGACGGGCATTCTTGCCCTGTTCGCTGAGCAGGGCATCATCGGCGAGCAGGCTGGCACGTCGTTGCGCGGTGTGCTGTCGTCCCTCACATCGCCGTCGGCGATGGCCGCACGAGAGATGAAGAAGTACAACGTCGAGATCTTCGACGGCAACGGGAAGATGAAGACCGGCGCGGCCGTCGCGCAGGAACTCCACGAGGCGTTCAACGGCCTCTCGGACGCGGAACGCTCCCAGGCAATGGGACGCATCTTCGGCAACGAGCAGATCACGGCCGCGACGATCCTCATGCGCGGCGGCGCCAAGGCTGTCGACAAGTGGACCGAGGCGGTCAACGATTCCGCCTACGCGACCGAGCAGGCCGCGATGCGGCAGGACAACCTCGCCGGCGACGTCGAGAAGCTCGGCGGCGCGTTCGACACAGCGCTGATCAAGACGGGGTCCGGAGCGAACGACGTGCTGCGCGACATGGTGCAGCTCGTCACGGGTCTCGTTGACTGGTATGGCGAGCTCGATCCGTCGGTCCAGGGCACCGTGCTGACGTTCGGCATCGCGACGGGTGCGATGCTGCTCTTCTCGGGCGGCGCGCTCGGCGCGATCTCGCGGTTCGCGGAGCTGAAGAAGACCCTCGATGCCGCCAAGATCAGCATGGGGAAGACTGCGCTGATCGCGGGTGGTGTGGGCGTCGCGCTGACCGGGGTGATGGCCGTCGTCGCACAGCTCGCGAAGCAACAGGCGGAAGCCCGCCAGAAGGCCGAGTCCTACGCCGAGACCCTCGAGAAGGGCACGCACCGTGTCAGCGCAGAGACGCGGGAGCTGGTCGCGACGAGCCTGCAGGCGAAGCAGTCGCTGAACCTCCTCGGCCTCGAGATCGACGATGTGAAGTTCGACTCTGCCGCCGACGGCGCGGAGAAGCTCGGCCTGAGTCTTACGGATGTCACGGATGCGTCGATGGGAAACGTGCCCGCGCTCAAGCGAGTCGCAGAGCTGACCCGGCTCCGGAACCGCACCGATGCGGACGCCATCAAGGTCCGCAAGGAGCTCGGGCTGACAGAGGGTGAGTTCGCGTCCGCGATCGACGCGGTGGTCAACGGCATCGTCGGTGAGAACAGCACCATCGAAGAGTCCATCCGCCTCGCGAAGCAGAACGATCAGCTGACGAAGGAGGGCGCAGAGGGCACCCGAGACGCAGCATCCGCGTACGTCGAGGGCGCCGACAAGGTTGGCGACTACAACGACGCCCTCGCAGAGCTCATCGAGACCATCGATGAAGGCAACGGGAAGCGGCTCGACGCTCGTGAGGCGAATCGAAAGCTGATCGACTCGCTCGCGGATTTCGATGCTGCGCTGAAGGACAACGGCGCAACCCTCGACCTGAACACTGAAGCGGGCCGCGAGAACGAGGCGAACCTCGACGCGATCGCGTCGGCCGCGCTGGACGCGGCGAGGACCACTACCGACGCCGGCGGTAGCTACCAGGACTACCGTGCCTCGCTCGAGAGCTCGCGTCAGTCGCTCTTGGACCGGATCAATGATCTTGGCGTTTCGGGGCAGGCGGCAGAGGATCTCGCCGACGGCATCCTTCGCATCCCGTCAGCGACCGAGTGGGAGGCCATCGCGAAGACGGCCGCAGCGGTGACGGCGCTCGAGGACTTCCTCGCGACGTACCAAGGGCGCACGATCGAGATGACCGTGCGCGCGACGAACGGCAACTACCTCACCTCCGCCGAGGTCTTCCGCAAGGCGGACGGTGGGCAGGTCAAGTTCTTCGCGAATGGCGGTGAAAACCACGTCGCCCAGTTCGCGCGCGCCGGGGACTGGCGAGTCTGGGCCGAGCCCGAGACGAAGGGCGAGTGGTACTTCCCCGACGCCGAGGAGAAGCGGCCTCGGTCGGTGATGCTCGCCGAGAAGATGCTCAACGGCTGGGGCTACGACATGGTGCCGCGCGCTCGCGCGCAGCACTTCGCGGACGGCAGCGGGAGCGGCGGGGCCGCCGCCGGTGCGGCCGCCCAGCATTTCCACCTGTCCATGCCGATCGTGCCGAAGCCTGATCTGCCGCTCGAGCAGCAGGTGTTCCGCATGGTCGACAGCGTGCGGCAGCGAGTCGCGAGGAAGCGGAGGCGCGGATGAGCGCGGTCGAGTTCTCCATCGTCACGGCGGATGACACCATCCCCCTCGTCACGGACACCAACGCCGAAGGCACCTACCTTCTGCTCAGCGGGTCTGGCGGTCTCGGCATCGCACCCCGCCAGGCACGCTTCGGCGTGGGTGCAGGCGAGGGCGGCAGCTACCGCGGCAGCCGCGTCCTCATGCGCGACCCCGAGCTCGTGATCCGCGTCTACGGTCTCAACCGCGCAGACACGGAAGCGAACATCAACAGGCTGGTGCGCGCCGTCGTCGGCCGGCCCGGCGCCCGCTCGCCGCGCCTCGTGGCGCAGTACGCCACGGGTGAGGTCTACGAGCTCCCTTTCGTCTACGTGTCCGGAGGTGAGGATTCCTACCTGCCTGACAGCAGCGACCTGCACACGACGATCGAGTTCGTCACGCGCACGCCGAAGCCGTTCTGGACGGCTCGCGACGCGCTGTCGTTCACCGTGCGGAACGTGCCCACCACGGCCGAGCTGCTCGACGACCTCGCCGCGCTGACGCTGAGCTCGGCGACAGCTTTCGGTGTCCGCGTGGTCGACAACCCCGGCGACGTCGACTCGTATCTCGATTGGGAGATCGAGGGGCCGGGAGGCCCCGCCACAGTGACCATCGACGGTATCGGATTCGTCGTGGACGCCGAGCTGATCGCGGGCGAGACCCGATTCGTCAACGGCCGCCTCGGCGAGATCCTCGACGCCGATGGCGACTCACGCTACGCCGAGCTCGGACCCGTCCCCCGGTTCCCGGTGCTGCCTCCCGGGCAGTCGATCGTGATCGTCGACCTCGAAGCCGCCTCGCCCGGCGCGTGGGTCACGAGCGACGAGGTGGCCTACACGAACGCCGTCAGCGAGCCGACGCTCACAGAGACGGCCGCAACGTGGTCGACCTGGTCCGATGGCAACGGAACCGAGAGCCATGCAACGTCGGGCTTCGACACCGCCGGCATCACGGGCGTCGCCGAGGCCGGGTACATGCAGATCGAGTGGGCCGCCGGCGCCGACCCCGAGGCGGCGATCATCGTCGACGTCCCCGTCAGCGCCGGCCACACCATCACTCCGTCGATGTGTGTCTGGGCCACGCGCGCGCAAAAGGTCCAGGCCGGTTTGTGGCTGCTGAACGCTGGCGGTGACGTGGTCGCGGCAGCGTTCGGCCCCTCCACCGAGCTCCCTGCCTCCACGGCTGTACGGATGGCCATCCCCGGCTCTGTCCTCGGGGCGATCCCCGATGGGGTCGTGTCCGCCAGGTTCGCCGTGTCTACGTTCGTCTCCGAGTGCGTCAGCTGGGAGAGCGGGGACCGGTTCCGCGGGTCCGTCGCGAACGCCACCAACAGCGAGTCGGTGCTCACGCCGTTCACCGGCGACACCGAGCACTGTGACTGGACCGGCGACGCCGACGAATCGTCCTCCGTGCAGTACGCGCTCGAGCGCGTCGGCGAGTCGAAGATCATCGGCAAGTGGAAGCCGCGCAAGGAGCTGGTCTACTGATGCTCCCGAGCGACCTGATCGTCGAAGTGCGCGACGCCACCCTGCAGCGCCAAGGGCAACTCACCGCCGACGACCTCACCGATGCGCTGTTCGAGCCGACCTCGAACGAGATCGGCGTTTGGTCGATCACGCTGCCCCACACCGTCGTCGACGAGAACACCGGGAAGACGCAGGAGCACCGGCTCTGCCGCCTGCTCCGCACGCCCGGATACGGCCTGATCGTCACCGGCCCGGACGGCGTGATCCTCTCCGGTCCCACGGTGGGTGCCGCCTTCGAAGCGTCCATCGCGGACCCGGAGGGCTCGTGGACGATCGAGGGCGTCTCGGACCTTCAGCTCATCGCCGACGCGCTCGCGTATGGCGACCCGACGACGTACGACCTCGCCGCCCAAGGCACCGCGAACGACTCTCGCACCGACGACGCCGAATCGCTGCTGTACTGGTTCGTCGACCGGAACCGCGGGCCGGCTGCGGTGTTCGAGCGACGCAACCCGGCCCTCACCCTCGCCGCGAACCTCGGTCGGGGGCCGACTCTGAAGAAGTCGCCGCGGTTTCAGAATCTCCTCGAGCTGTCGCAGGAGATCGTGACCGAGGCGTTCGCGCTCGACGGCATCCGGCTGTGCTTCGACGTGCTCCAGATCACCGACCACCTCGAGTTCCGCGTCTGGGTCGCTGACGACAAGTCCGACGAGCTGCGCTTCGACCACCTCAACGGGCAGCTCGACCGCACCAGCTACGAGTACGCCGCGCCCGACCTCACCGAGGCGATCGTCGCAGGCGGCGACGAGGGCACGGCCCGAGTCATGCGCCGCCGCACCGGCAACACGGGCTGGGGTCGCCACATCGAGACGTTCATCGACCGTCGCAACACCGAAGATGCCACCGAGCTCGACCAGTCGGGCGACGAGGCGCTTGCGGAGGCCGCCGAGGACGCGGCCGTGTTCGAGATCGTGCCCAACATCGACCTCGCACACGACGACGACCAGCCCCGCTCACGCCGTCTCGACTACGGCAAGTGGGTCGTCGGAGACCTCGTCACCGTCGTGATTGCCGGCGAGGAGATCACCGTTCCCGTCGCGTCCGCCCCAATCCGAGTGAGCGCCGCTGGCGTGCTCGTCGGAGCCACCCTCGGCTCCCTCGCCGTCGACGCACGCACACGGAGCCTCGCCGCCCGACTCTCACACCTCGAACGGAGCCTGTAATGACCGAGTTTTCCTACCCCTTCGGGGGCCAAGGCCCCACGTCGAACCCCGACTGGTCTGACCTGATGCGCGACGCACTCCCCACAGGCGTCGTCGCACGCAGCTCGAACGACCTCCTCGTCTTCGGCGACTCGACGGGTCGACAGGTGAAGGTGATGCCGGGGCGGGCCAACGTGCGCGGCCACCGTTACCGCAGCGACTCGCAGATCACCGTCCCGCTCGATGCGAACACCTCGGGGCAGCCGCGGAAGGACTTGATCGTCCTGCGCCTCGAGTACGGTGCGACGAACACTGTCCGGCTCCGAGTCAAGACGGGTGTGCCTGCGCTCGACCCGCAGGAGACGACCCTCGTCCAGACCGACAACGGGATCTACGAGGAAGCGCTCGGCGTCGCAACGGTCGCGAACGGGGCGGTGACGATTGCTGCTGCGAACGTCGCTGACCGGCGCCAGTTCACCGCGGCCCGGCAGCCCGCAGGAGCCGTCGAAATGTTCGCCGGCGCCGTGATCCCGGGCGGCTGGTTGCTGTGCAACGGTGATACCGTCCCCCGTGCCCTGTACCCGGCGCTCTACGCCGCCCTCGGCGGTGCGTCGAGTCCTTTCGGGCAAGGAGACGGGAGCACCACCTTCAACCTGCCGAACTTCCGCGGCCGCACTCCGGTCGGGATGAACACCGCGGAAGCCGAGTTCGACGCTCTCGGCAAGAAGGGTGGCGCGAAGACCCACACGCTGACGGTCGCCCAGATGCCGGCGCACTCCCACCTGGAGAACGTCGCGGCCGGCGTCGCCTCCGGCTACAACGGCCGCTTCTCGTACTCCGGCGAAGGCAACGGTGGCGTCTTCCCGACGAACCACCACACCAATGCGGCCGGCGGCGGGCAGCCGCACAACAACCTGCAGCCCTACCTGGCGCTGCACTTCATCATCAAGGCATAGCGGAGGCTCGACCATGAACGACTACCGTGTTCTCTTCCAGTACCTCGACCCGCAGGGCAACTCGCACTTCGAGTTCACCACCGTGCTCGCCGAGACCCCCGACGGCGCCGAGCAGGTCATCCGCTCGGCCCACTCGGGCGACGCGTTCTTCGCGATCGTGCAGACCGTGGCGTCGAACGATGTCGCGACAGGCTTCACGCCTGACGAGATCTTCGCAGCGCGTTCGACGATCGACACCGAGCCGGGCGCGACCGATGGGTAAGTACTGCGCACCCGGCGGCACGCTCGCGATCTCCGACGGCTGGGCCGAGCACCGCGCGCGCGGCAGCCTGGGCGGCACCGACTACCTCGACGGCTACGGCACGCCCATCCGTGCGATGGCCGCCGGCACCGTGGTGATGGTCGATTCGAATCCCGACGGTTCCGGCGGCCGCATGATCACCATCCGTCACGCCGACGGCAACTCCACCGAGGTGCTGCACGCCGACCGATGGATCGTCTCCCGCGGGCAGGCCGTCTCCCCAGGGCAGATCATCGGCTACTCCGGCGGGTCCGGCTTCGGAGCCGACCGGTACTACGGCGCCCACACGCACGCACACGAGGTGTCGGCCACCGGCATCCGCCGTGACGTGCAGCCGCACGTCCAGCACGTTCACCCACTCACCAGCAGTCCCGCGGGCGGCGGCACGTCGCCCATCAGCAACAGAGGAGACACGGACATGGGCATGGATCTCATCCGCCACCCGAACGGCACGATCAACTTCAGCGACGAGCTCGGTTCGGAGAACGCAGGCGACTACCGCACCGCCGATATCGGAGTCGAGGAGTTCCTCTCCGCGCTTCAGCGGGTGTACGGCCCCGTCGACCAGCTCACCGCCCGCGAGTTCGACATCGCGGCAGCGATCGCACAGCGTCGGTGGGCGGCGAAGGCCGACAGCATCGCCAATCTCGTCATCGCCAAGCTCGGCGGCTCCGTGAAGGCCACCGTCGACCCGGCGCCGCTCGTCGCCGCCCTCAAGGAGGCGGTGCTCAAGCTCCCCGTCGGAGCCACACCCGCGCAGAATGCCGCAGCCGTCGAGGCGGCGCTGCTCGACAACCTCGCAGCCATACCGAAAGCGGTCGCCGACGAGAACGCGCGACGACTCCAGTCGTGATGACGCCCGCCGAGGTCTCTGCTGTGCGGCCCGAGCGGCGACGCCGCCTCGAGGCGCTCATCCGAGTGACGGACCTGATCGTGTACGTTGCCGTCCTCGCGGGCGGCGTGTACGCGCTCTTCTTCACCCCGACGACGGTGGCCGCGGAACTCGCCGGGTGGAAGTGGCTCGTCCCAATCTGGGCCGGGCTCCTCCTCCTCGGGGGCCTGCTCGGCTTCATCGGCCGCCTCACCCGCTACTGGGTCATCGAGCTGCCGGCCACGACGGCGGCCGTGTTCGGCACGCTGATCTACGCGGTCATTCTCAGCAGCAGCGCACTCCAGTCGATCACGAGCACCGTAGCGGCGACCCTCGTCGTCGTCGCGATGCTCGGCATGCTGCGCCGCTACATCGAGTTGCAGATCTTCGCAACTGAGCCGGGTGAATCGCCGTTCCGAGACCGACTGACCGCCATGATTCGGAGGCGAACCGGCAACGTCGCCCCCCGCCACGAGTAGGGGCGCCCGTGCTCGAGAACGTCAACGTCATCGCCCTCATCGTCGCCCTCGTTGGTACCGCCGGCATCGGCGCGACCTTCCGGGATGTCGTCTCCGTGATCGCGAAAGTCCGGGAGGGCGTGTCCGCCAAGGAGTCCACTCGGAAGGCCGATCTCGTCGCACAACGCGAGGCCGCGCTCGATCGAGAGCAGCGGGCGATCACGTTGGCCGATCAAGCCGACCTCCGTGCGGACGCAGAGGCGGCCCGACGTCGCCGCACCCAGGAGTACGCCTCGCGACTCCGTCGTCAGCTCCTCGAATCCGGTATCACCCCCGCAGAGTGGCCGGTGCTCGAAGACACCATCCCCGCCGCGACGCTCGCCGAGCTTCGCGCGACCCCGAAAGAGAGTCCCGAATGAACCCCAACATCAGCGCCGTCGTGCGCACGCTCACGGCGTACATCGTCGGCGCGATCGTCGCCGGATTCACGCTCGCGAACATCCACGTCCCCGACGAAGGCGCGGCCGCCCTGACCGGCTTCCTCGTCATCGTCCTCGCGAACGCCTACTACCTGCTGATCACGCTCCTCGCGCGGATCTGGCCGGGCGTCGGCTACCTGCTGATCATCCCGTCCGAGCCGTCGTACGGCGCCGGCCACGATCTGCTCTGGGCGTTCCTCCGAACCCTGATCCCGTCCGCCATCGGATGGGCTCTGAGCCTGATCCCCCAGTCGCTCATCATCATCGACCCCGCGACGCAGACCACCCTCATCGTCGCGATCACCGCATCGACGCAGGGCATCTACTTCGCCGTCCTGAAGTGGGCGGAGACCAAGGTGTCGTGGCTGTCCATCCTGCTCGGCGGCAAGCCGTCCGCGCAGCCCGCATACGCGCCGCGTCACGCGGCGTAGAGAAGGAGCGAAGCATGGGAACGATTCGCGTCGAGGGGTTCTCCCCCGAGATCCAGCCCGGTACCGTCACTGTCGTCACGGTCGAGGACCGCGAAGCCGCTGAGGCCGCCGCTGCCGCCGCCCTGGCCGCGCAGTCCGGGGCCGAGGCTGCGCAGTCCGGAGCTCAAACGGCGCAGGGTACGGCGGCCGCAGCAGCGGCATCTGCTGTTGTTGCGAAGACTGCCGCTGAGGTGGCGCAGGCTGCGGTTGACGCGGTGCTGGCGTCGAACGATGGCATCGTCGCGGCCCTCGTCGGTGACCCCAGCTCAGCGACCCGCGCGGGCGTCCGCCAGATCGCGTCTCCGATCGCCGCCGCCGACCGGCCCGTGGAGGTGACGCTGAATGCCCAGTGGGATGCCCGCCTGCGGTCCTACAACCTGAACACCACCACCCTCGCCCGTGCCCGCGCCGCCCTCGCCCGCGCCCTCAACGGCGGGTCGCCCATGAAACTGCATGTCCTGGGCCACTCGTACCTGACCGGGTTCCAAACGGCGGCACCATACCCCAGCAACACGTCGGCTGCGATCATGACCCGCATGCTCGACGACAGCAAGGTGCTCGGCAAGGTCGCAGAAGGCTACCGGCCGCTGACGTACGGCACCACCCCCGGTGCGCGGCTCAGCGACGATCCTCGGTTCGTGGTCGCCCCCGAATGGACGTACATGTCCGGCTACGGCTACGCGGCCGCGTCGGCCTACCGGAACATCGTCAACACCGGTGACATCTCGTTCACCCCCGACTTCCCCGTCACCAACCTCGAGGTCGTGTACCTCGACGGGCCCGCGACGCAGCCGTTCAGCTTCTCAGTCGACGGGGGCGCCTTCACGAGCTCCAGTGTCACTGGTGGCGCTTCGACGGCCGTGTGGAAGTCGCGGGTGACGGCGGTCACTCTGGGGTCGCACACGATCACTGTGCGCCCGCCCGCGACGGGGCAGGCGATGGTGATGGCTTTCCGGGCGTGGGACTCGACCCACCCCAACGCGATCGAAGTCACCAACGGCGGCGTGTCCGGTTCCATCGCAGGCGGTGCGAGCGTCGGATCATGGACGGCCGCGATGCCAGCGGGGTACATCGGCGCGCTGCCCACGGTCGACTTCTTCAAGCCCGAGCTGGCGCTGATCATGCTGGGCACGAACGACCGAAATGCCGGCATCACCGAAGCGGCGTTCCTGACCGCGATGACGACGCTGGTGAACCGGGTCAAGACCAACGGTGGCAGCGTCATCCTGCTGCGCGAGCCGATGCCCACCGACGACACGTACACGCGCGGCCTGTACGGGCTCGCGGACACCCTCGGTGTCGGGCTGATCGAGACCGGCCTGGACTGGCCGACCCCATACAGCGCATCCAAGGCTGAGCCCTACGCCTACATCGGTACGGACGGCAGCCACCCGTCTCCGCGTGGCCACACGGCGATCGCACGCGTGATCGCACAAGCCCTGATCAACACGCTCTAGGCGTCTACCTGCTGCCCCCACTGTTCGGCTTCGGCTGAACGGTGGGGGCGCTTTTCTGCGTGCTCGGCCACGGGTTCGGCGCGAACCCGCCAGGCGCGTGCGAGGCGACGAACGCGTGGTGCACCGCTTCGATGGCGGCACGCAGCGTCTTCCACCGGCCGACGGGCGCATCTTGGAGCTCGCCGACATACCCGACCTCGGCGCCGATGCGCACGATGCTGACCCGGCCATAGTCACGACCGAGCGTGTCGACCAGGGTCCATACTCCGGGGGTGCGCTCCTCGGTCGCGAGGAACGGATGCCAGCGCGGTTCGTCACGGGCCACAGGTGCTCCTCTCAGGGAGCGCGCCGGCCCGCGCGGGTGATGATCTGATTCTACGAGCTGTCCTAGACCGCAACGGCCATGCCGAGTAGCCTCGGATGAGCCCGCCCCTCCCCCCAGGGGATCAAGCGTGCACCGCACCCCCATTTGCGGGGCAGCGAACTCCGTGACACCCCCGTCACGGAGTTCGTCATGCTCCGACACCCACCCGTGCCGTGCACAGCGATCGCATCTTGTGGTCAGTCGAACCCAATCGCGGCCCCTGTCGCCGCCCGAGAAGAGTATCAGCGGCCAGCCCGAGACTGCCGCTCGAGCGGCGGCAGCCGCGAGTACTGTGGGGGTTCCGGTCACCTCCGCTGGCCGAGATATGGAGACGACTGTGGGCAAGTTCGTCTATGACGACTCACGCCAGGCCGAGTTCGAAGACCGGGCTCTCCTGCATCTCCAGACGACGATTTTGAACAAGCTTCGTCGTCAGGAGAGCTTCGTCTTCACGTGGTGGGACTCGCGCGGAGGGTTTGTCTCTGTCTGGCTGCATCCGAGCGTCGCCCTGCAGTTCGTGTACGCGGGCAACAGGATGCCGACGGAGAATCGGGCATGGCTCGAGGCGTTGTCCGACGCAGCGAACTCGACGTCTGGCCTGGTGCTCGTGCCGGAACCGCCACTCCGCGACGGTCCGGCGCCCCTGGACTAACTCTCGATCACCGCGAGCCTGCGCTTGCGGCGCGCGTGCTGCCGCCGATGAGCACGCACCATGTGCCGCAGTTGGGCAAGTTCGGTCCGTTTGCGACAGATACCCCTTCCATCGGTTGTCAAGTCCCTCCCGCTGGCGAGAATCGCTTCGCATACTCGAATCACGCGGCGCATCGCAGCGCCGCGAGAAGGGCCGCACAAGTGAGGCAAGAAGCGCATCACTAGGGGGCTGAGGTCGTGCGGCCCTTCGCTAAGCATGGGAGGCAAACGATGCTCCGAACTCACAGCAGCACCGAGAAGGTCGACCTCTTCCCACTGGGCGAGACCATGTGGCGGGTCTGCGACGTACGCAACGCCGGTGAAAGCAAGATCGTCGGTTATCTCAAGCTGGTCGACGGCGGGTACGAAATGCTCTGGATGCGACCGTTGCTCGGTATCACCCGCACATACCCGACGCTCGACGCCGCGCTCGAAGCCATCTACGTCAGCGTCGACTGATTCGCACTACGCCTCGGGTGCGACCTCGAGCACGGCGATCTTGCATGTCCTGCACGCGTAGTGCCCGCGGATCACGACGCACCGGGTGCCGCAGTTCGGGCAGTCCGGCTCCGTGGCCACGAGGTCGTCATCCATGAGAGAAGCGTAGCGAGAGCGTTGACTTGGCTGGGGAAGAGTCCACACTCTGTGTGGATGGAGACCATCGAGTCGATCGTCAGGCGCATCGCGCGCGAGGAAATACAGAGTGCCCTCTCCGCCATGGCGGAGATCGTGCCTCAACGGCCGCAGGCCCCCGAGTCTGCGTTGCTCGACGTGCACGCGGTATCGGAGCTCATTCGGGTCGCACCAAAGACTCTCTACAACTGGCAGTCAGCTGACCGGGGTCCGCGGGCCATCAAGGTGGGACGGAATCTGCGATGGCGCGCCGATGACGTTGAGAGATGGGTCGAGACCCAGTCCACGGGTCCGTGACGGGTGGCATAAAACCCCGGCAGTCACGCTAGGGCCTGGCGTGCTCGGCGTTGATCTCGTCGAGCGCGTCAAGCGCGGCGTAGGCAGCGGCGGCGGTGGCCTCTTCGCGGGTCGTCAGGCGGTTGGTCTTTCACATGCGGCTCCTGGCCCACGAATCGGCGCGGCAGCGCGAAGCGCTCGGCCGATTGGATCGCGAGGGTGAAGGCTCATCCATGTTGTTGTGGTCGTCCTCGCGCTTGCCGGATGCACCAGCACGCCCTCGGTGGACGATGCTGCGGAGAAATGGCGGCGAGGCCGCAGGGACCACAATCATCGACAGCATGCTCGAGTACGACGAGAGCAAGGACGGCACCGGGAACGCATGGACGTGCGTGCTTCAGGAGCTCGTCATGGACAAGGCCGACCAGTACACCACCGCTCAGGGATGGTTGAGAGTCGCGGCCACTGTCGGTCTGGCCGACCATCGAAGGCTGAGCTGCAGTGAACATTCGTTTGGTCAATGCTGCGAGTTATCCTGTCGCAAATGGATGACACCTACGGATCTGCGCCTGTGACGGTTGGCGAGCTTCGAACGCTGATTTTGGAGGTCGTCCGCGCGGAGCTCGCCGCGATAAGAGGCAGCGTGATGGACACAGGCACAGCCGCGATCTACGTCGGCTTGGCAAAGCAAACGATGTACAACCATCGGTCCCAGGGCACCGGACCGACGGCTCACAAGCATGGCAGGAAGACGGTCTACTACGCCGCCGATCTCGATTCGTGGCTCGCGAAGAGAATCGCGTCCGCCGAATGAGCGAGTCTAGACGCATGCTCGGCCTGGCGATGACGACCTCGTGGCCACGGAGCCGGACTGCCCGAACTGCGGCACCCGGTGCGTCGTGATCCGCGGGCACTACGCGTGCAGGACATGCAAGATCGCCGTGCTCGAGGTCGCACCCGAGGTGGTCGGCGAGCGGCAGCCCCGAATCAACGACATCTGAGCCTCTCTTCCGCGGAATCACGCGGGAGAACGGTCGGCGAGCGGCTCGCCTGTCAACTACCCGTCAAGTAGCTAGGACGTCGACCGATCCGGCCCCCGCGGCGCCACTCGGGTTCAGCCTCTTCTCTCCCCTCCCAAGTTGTTAGTCAACAACCACTCCGCTAGACTGTACTTGTCAAGCAGGAAGGAGGAAGAGAGAATGGACAAGGACCTGAAGAAGATCGTCGAGGCACTGCGCGAGCAGGGCTTCGAGATCGAGGTGACGAGCAAGCAGCACGTCATGGCGTACCGCGACGGGCGGTTCATCGTCACTTCTCCGGCTCGGCGAGTGACTGGCGCTCCGTGAAGAACGGAATCGCGAAAGCACGCCGCGCAGGGTTCAAGTGGCCGCCTCACCGGTAGCCACAAAGGGACCGGGGGCAAAGCAGCTGCCCCCGGTCCCGGTCCCCATCATTCTCTCAGAGGAGCATCATGACCACCATGTACAGCGCACACATCGAGGTGAACTCGAAGAAGCTCACCCCCGACATGGTCGACGAGCTGATGCAGGCACTCGCGGCCTTCCATCCCTCCGTTGGGCAGTCGCCTCGAGGATACGTCGGCGCGCAGATCACCCTGCCGGCCGAGAACCTGCTGCAGGCCACGACCACGGCCGTCGCGGTCGTCGAGCGCGCTACCGGCGCGACCGCGATCGCCGCCGAGGTCATGACCGAAGCCGAGTTCGACGCCCGCCAGGGCTTCATCCCGGTTCCCGATCTGCTCAGCGTGAGCGAAGTCGCCGAGCGCCTCGGGATCACGCGCACCGCCGTGCAGAAGCGCATCGACGCCCACGGGTTCGTCACCGCGCAGAAGGTCGGCAACGCGTGGGTCGTGGCCGAGCATGAAGTCGCTGCCCTCCTGAACGCCTGACACGAGCACGAGTCCCCGACGTCGGGGGCCTCACTCCGCACACGGGTGCCGAACCGGTATTTGCTGCTTATGGTGGTCGGCTGTAACGCGGGGGCGCCCGGGCGATCTTAGGCGCCTAAGGGGGCCTTCTCGTCGAGCGGGTCACCGGTATCGTCCTGTGGAATGGCTGTCTCGGCGCCAACAAGGTTCCCCTCGTTCTCGCGCAAGCCACGCATTGCATCGATCGGCACGGTCTGAAAGCTCGTGTGGTGCGAATCCGGCAGGTAGATACAGAAAGGCCAGTCACTGTCGTTGCTACATGCGTCGCACACCCCGATGACCTTCTGGGCGTCGAATGTCTCGCCTCTGAGTTGGGCCATCGCCCGGTTGACCGGATCATCGCGTTGCCGATCGATCGCGAACACGGGGTACTCCCGCGCGCCCCACACACCTTTGAGGACGTGCCCACCCAGGAACGCGAGGTCATCGACGACATACAAGCCCTGCCCAGGCGTTGCGTTCTCTTGGTGTGCGGCGACGGCCATTGCCCATGCCACCTCGATGGAGAGGGTGAAGTAGCGGTGGCTCGATAGCGAGTAGAGCCTAAAGCCGGTGTCGATGCTTGGGCCGAAGTAGTCGAAGAGGTACTTCCTATGGGCGCGGGTGCCTGCAAGCGCCGCATCATTCAACCGAACGACTGATTCGGCGGAGTCTTCTGTGTCGGGCTTGCGAGGAATAGTGGATTCGCTGTCAGGACCGGGGAATGTTGCGATGAATGCTCCGCCCTTGAGTGCGAGATTCACCTCCGCGAGCGATTGGGTTTCGTAGTCGCGGATGGCAGCCACCCAGACTCGGACCGCTCGGGCGACGTCATGTTCGTGTGTGACGTCGACCTCGAAGATGAGTTCGTCACCCACCGCTTTCCAAAGCGTGAATGAGGTGGTCTTCCCGTCTTGAGCATGGCGCTTGCGATCGGCTTCAGCAAGGAACTGCGGGAACTCGCGGTAGAAGCTGAGGAAGATCTTCTGCCAGCCCCGTGATGCTTGCTTGTAGCTCGTCGAACCAACGAGGTCGCATGAGAGGAAGAGGGCAGACTTCCCCACCGTCCGGGGCGGCACGCCTAGAGGCCTAGAACCTGCGCACGCACTTCCGCAGCGCGATGAGAAACACCGAAATCATCGGCGAGCGTCCACAGGTCTCCGCCACACTTCCTGAACGAGTTCTTGAAGACCTCGGAGGGCATGAGGAGTGACGCGGCGAAGTAGTTGGCCTGGGTCTCGGCGCGGCTCTGGCTACCACGGCCGAAACCGCGCTCGCCGGTCTCTTCCGGCTGCAGGTAGTGAAGGAAGTAGTGCCCCAGCTCGTGAGCGATGGTGAATCGATCGCGCCGATCCGAAGTCATCGGAGGTAGGTGCACGGTGAAATCACCTGCAGCACGAACCGTCAAGGCCTCGTCCGCGAAGAAGGAAGACGATACATCCACTCGACCGCCGAGCAGCCTGACCAACTCATGAAGATCTGCACGGCCGTCGATGTCATAGATGTTGTGGAATGCACCTACTCGTTCCGCATATTCAGCGATCGCGCTGTTCGACAGCGGGGACGCCAGAACTACCGAGCTCATCCGCACGCTCCTCCCACGTAACCATCTTAGCTGGCACCACCGATCCTGCCGGGAGGCGCTCCAATCCGCAGCGTAGCAGGCCGATGCAGCGGGTTCCGTGCGCATGTTCGATCACACCCGGATGCACATGTTGAAGCAGTCGAGGTATCTGGGGTGGTTGCTCGCCCTACAATCGGTTCATCACCCGCGCGGGCCGGCGCGAAGCCGACCCGCATCGGATGCAGTAGCCCCCCAAGTCTCACTCACGCCGGGAATACTGCCGGGTCATGTGATCGCGTTGTACACCGGCACGTAGCCGAGAGACGTGCCGGTCGCGTCGAAGATCTGCATCTTCCTGACGACCGTGCCGGGCGTTGTCGCCGCCGCCGTGTTGTTCACAGACAACGAACCGGGGATCTCGACCAACCATGAGGACCCGCCTGCGGTGACGTTCGTGCGGATCTGGCCCAGGTTCTCGTCGAAGAGCTTCGAGCCTTTCACGAATCGACCTGACGGGCCGGAGTATTTCTGGACCGTGGCCCGGAGGTACACCTGCCCCGCCGTCGCGGTCGTGCCGACCTGCTGAATCCCGACTGCGTCCGCAGTCCAGATCCGGTTGTCGACGACCTGGATGTCGTCGATCGTCGGCACCACGAGGTAGAAGCCTCGGTTGATCGTGTGCGTTGCCTGGTCGTCGATGAACTGGTTCCCGGTGATGTCCCAGCCCTTCGCAGTCGCCATCTCGGCGAGCAACGCCGCATTGCGGGAGCCGTCATAGGCGCTCGCGCCTAGCTTGCTGATGTTGCGGAAGATGTTGTTCGCGAGCCGGAACCCGTGCAGCGTTCCGTCCGGCAGGAGGAGCCGCGCGCCCCCGGCCGCGGAACCGTCGATGATGTTGCCCTCGATCACGATGTTCCGGTCGACGATGCCGTCCGACTCCGCGCGGCCGATCAAGATCGCTTGCGAGTACTGGTCATACGTTGCATCCGGGGACCCCAGCGCGCCGAGGCGGAACACGTTCCCGCGGATCGAGAGGTTCTCAATCGACTGGTCGGAGCCGAGGTTCATGCTCACGAACCCGCTCCAGCGATGTCCCGCGCTCTTCGCGTGGTCGGTGAAGACCGTGTTGCCGGCGATCACGAAGTCCTTGATCCCCGGCTGCCCGGACGGAGAGAACTTCGCCCAGAGATCGAAACCGATCGTCACGTTCTTGAAGGTGTTCCCGATGGCCGTGCCGGTTCCCGGGCCGCGCCACTGAGAACCGGTGATGTCGCAGGCGTACACGTACCCGTCGACGATGTTGTTCAGCGCGTGCATCACCCCGCCGTGGAGTTCGAACGCCTGGCGGGCGCCGCCCGACTTCGTGGTGTGGAACTCGTTGCTCTGAACGAGTCCATTCGCGCAGTCCATGTAAAGCGACGTGTGGTCCCAGTCGTACGAGTTGGAGCCGGCGTTCTCGAACACACAGTCTCGAACCGTGACGTCGAAGAGGTTCTCTCCGAGGAACTCGGCGTACCAAACGCACTGCCCGTTCCGGAACGTCAACCGCTCGGTCGTTATGCCGGCGCCGGTGAACGCCGCGAGGCCCCGGCGGGAGTACCCAGACGGCATGTCGACTGCAGGGTTGTCGACAACATTGTTGTCGCCGTTCATGTCGATCACCAAGTCCGTCACCGTCAGGCCAGACAGATCGGTGCTCACCGCCGCCGGGCCGATGACGCCGTAGAAGTTCACGACCCCGTCCGCGAGCTGCAACACGCTGCCGAATTCGCCAGCAAGCGTCACGCCCTGGGAGAGCTTCAGGCAGTAGTTGTTTGCGCCCGTCCCGTCGGGGCTGACGATGTAGGTCCCCTGCGGGAAGAACACGACGCCGCCACTTGCGGCAGTGATCGCTGCCCGGATCGCTGCGGAGTCGTCTGCGACGCCATCTCCGGCGGCACCAAAGTCCCTCACGTTCACGTACGCCGCAGGCGCTGCGGACCCGGCCGTCGACTTCGCCAGCGGCGCGACGAACAACTTGACGAGCTCTTCCGACGTATCCGAGTCAGGGTCAGCAACGAGTGCCGCCACGATCTCGTCGGTGGTGGACTCAAGCAGCGTGACGATCCCCGCACCCTCGGGTGTGGATGGGTCGGCATTGTTCGCCCCGTTCCGCTCGTGGACGACGGACGGCAGCTGGTAGGACTGGTCGACGGGGGGCATGCCTTGGGCGCTCATGAGTCTCCTTCAGAATGGTGTGTTCGGAGTGACGGCATACGTCGCAGGTAGCGCCATCGGCGCAGTCCCTGCCTGCGACCCCGCAGTGTAGCTAGGCCTCGTGAACGCCAATGTTCTCGTCGCGTGTGAGCTCCGACTGCTCGTGGGCATTCCGCTCGACCACGAGGGTCGGGTCGGCGTCGATCGCCCGGCCGCGTCGGTCATGCTGGTAACGGAGACAGGCGTCGCACCCGCGGTGCCGGCGTCGATGTAGGTGGGCGTCTTCGCGGAGCCGAGACCGAGACGCGAGATCCACGGGCCGATTCGGCAGCTTCGGAATCCACTGCACGAGCGCGACGTACCCGGCGAGGGTGGCGCCGACTGCCAGCGCGGTGAGCAGGGTCTGGGTGAGCGTCGACGACACCTGTAGGGGCGTACTCATCACAATCGAACGCCAGGACCCGCCCGCGGCGAAGTAGCATCGCGGCGGCTACGCCGCTTCCGCGATCGGGAGTACGACCGCGACCCACGCGGCACGAGGATCGATGTCGCGACGATGGCGAACCCCAGGGCGATGTCGCGGCCGGCGACGGCGTGCACCGCGAGGGCCACGTCAGAGCGAAGATAGCGGCGAGGCCGGCGGCGATCAGAGGATCGTCAGGAGTGGCCAACGCCTCGTCTGGTTCAGCGCCATCCTGCACCATCGCGGGGAACGAGATCCAGCTCGCACCCCACTTGCCCTCGACGCCGTCATCTGCCAGCCGTTCTCGGTCGCCTTCTGGAAGGCGTCAGCCCACGCGGTCGCGAACGATCGCGCCTATCGGGAGCGCCAGCGCCTTGGCGGGCGTCGCGACTCTCAGACAAGGCCGGGCCCTCCTACGCGCATTTCAGGGGCAGGAGATTCGGCCGCTTCGAGGTCCCATGCGAAGCCGCGGATCTCGGTTCCGGTGACGCGCCAGCCGCAGCATCCGCACTCGACAACTGAGCGGTCGAGGCCGCCGCGCCCGTCGGGGCGGTACATGGCGGTGAGGGCGATGCGCTTCTCGCGGTCGTACCAGCGCTTCGGCGGGTCCGACCCGGGGATCGGGCCGGAGTTGAGGATCTGCTCGAACCAGTCCATGCCGCACTCGGGGCAGTCGTACGCCTGCCGTGTCTTCACGTCGAGCAGCTCGAGCACGATCGGCACTTCAAGCTTCGCGGTGATGCGGGCCTCCCACGCCGCCCACACGCCCAACCAGATGCGGTTCCCCTCCTCATCAGCTTCGAGCGCGGGCCGTGCGGCCGTGTACCAGGCGCGCAGGTTCTGCTCGGGCAGGAGGGCCGGCGCCCGGTCGGGGGCGAGGATGCGGAGCGCGTTCAGGATGATGCCCTCGAGCAGGTCGTACTGCTCGGCGGCGTCGGTGTCGTACGGGACGGGTGAGGCCTGCGCCTTTGTTCCGTTGCCGCCCGTGAGGGACGATGCGATCGCCTCCCGTAGCTGCTGGATGAGCGGGTCGCGGCGGACCCAGCGCGAGCGGCCGTCGATGACCGCCCGGTACGGGTGCTCGATGGTGAGGCGGTCGACGACGTCGAGGAGAGTGTCGCGGTCGGACGTGGTGGTCATCGGGTCGCCTTTCGGTGGCAGCGCTAGTTCGTGTGAATAACGGCGCGACCACGTGTGTGGTCGCTCGAGGAACCGGCGCCACCGGTGCAGGTGGTCGGGGTGTCACGATGCACCTCGACCGGCCGGTAATGCTCGATGCCGTCCCATGCGCCGCAGTGGACGCAGTAGTGCGCGAGGAACTTGTGTCCGGCGCACGTTTCGGGCGTCGCGGGTGAGCGTGGCGGGAGGCTCGCTTCGCGGGCTCGTGCGGCGCCGGCGACGATGTGCGCGGGCATCAGGTACGCCGTCGACGTCGATGCGTGGTGCTTGAGGGCGGTGAGCGCGTCGTCGTAGTCGAGGTGGCCGATGAGCTCGTGCCAGTGGGCGATGATGGCTTGGTCGACGTCGCGGTTGTCGAGGAGGTTCACGCGGGCGAGGAACTGGGTCGTCTGTCGGATGTTCACGAGGTCAACTCCATGTGGTCGTCGGGGACGAGGGCGAGGATGCGCTGCATGCGCTCCATGGGTGCTGGTTTGCCGTTGCGTTGGTCGCGGGGCCCGTCGAGTTCGTCGTTCCAGCCATCGCGGTTCAGCCATGTTGCGGGGTGTGGGATGAATTGCTTCTCGGGGCGGTTCGGGTTGTCGCGGTATGCGATCGCCGCGGCAATAATCTGCTCGTTGGATGCTCGGTCGCGGGCTTTCATCCATGCCTTGCGGGCCTGTGGCTTGCCGACCTTGCGGGGCCATGCGGCGTAGAACGTTTCGAACGAGTCGGGCTTGTCGAGCACGGCCTTGACGAGTTCGCCGAATGAGGGCGCAGGGCGTGTATCTGGGTGATCTTCTGGTTGATCTATCTGGATGATCTCTTCTGCCCCCTCGATCTGAGGGGTAGGCGACCTCAGATCGGCCGGTAGGTCGCCTCGATTCTCCTTGTAGGCTTTCTGCCTTGTGGGCGATTCTCCTTGTGGGCTTTCCGCCCGGTAGGTGTCGACGTTCACCGTGATCAGGTCCGAGGTCCGGAACCCTCCCGAACCCGACCGTCGTTCCCTCGTGATGACCCCGAGGGCGTCAAGGGCGCCGAGCGCACGTCGCACCTTCTCGACCGACCCACCGAGCATCTCGGCGAGCGTCTCCTGCCCGCGGAAGGTCTGGTGCGTCTTGTCGTCGGTTGCGTGGCATACCGCGACGAGAACGACCTTCTGCGCCATCGGCAGGTCGAGGGTGTACGCCCAGTCGGCGTCCTTGAAGCCCATCAGTCAGCGGACTCCCCAGCTGTGCCAGCGATCTCGTCCACCATGGCCTCAAGTGCGGCCGTGAGGTTGTGTATCACGGCGATCGCGAGTAGCAGACGATCCTCTGCCAACCGCTTCGCGCCGAGGATCTCGCTCATGATCGCCCGCTCGGTCATCTCCGCTCGCAACGGCCCGAAGTCCGTGGAAGCGACGATGCGGACCAGGCCGCGGGCAATGCGTTCCGCTTCGTCGTTGATCGGCGTCTCAGCGCTCAACGAGTCGTTCTCCATTGCCGTAGGCCCGATGTCACGGCCCGCGTCGAGATCGTTCGAGATGCGTACCATGCGGGCGGCGGCGCGGCGGGCCTGGTCTGGGGTCAACCAGTGCGTCACGTTCTCGTCGGCGTCGGTGAGGACGACGAACGGTTCGAGGCGCTCGCCCAGCCGACTGTCGCCTTGCGCACCCGTCGTGACGATCTCGACCGGATTGAAGTCGTGGTCGGTCTGGAATGCAATCGATTCGACCATGAGTGTTACTCCTTGGTGAGGGTGTTGTAGATGGTCTGGCAGGTCGGGCACACGATCGCTCGCCGATCGCTGACCTCTCCGCCGCCGTGGGATGACGGGGTGAACACCTCACCGCAGAGCGCGCGTCCCGGCGTTCCGTCGACGAGACCGCGCATGATCGCACGCTTCGTCATGTAGTGGTTCACCACGGTGCGCTCGTCGTCGAGTAGCCGCCGAAGTTCCTCGTCGAGATCGACGTCGAGGTCGACCTCCAGGTCGCTCAACATGCGGTCACCGCGGGCAACTGCTCGACAGCGGCGAGGAGAGCCTGGCACTCGGCGACGTAGATGCGGGCTTCTTCGAGGCTGATCGACATGTCCCGCGATGTGCCGGGCTCGGTGAAGGCGATGCGCCAACCTGCGCCGCCCTCGTTGGTAACGAAATGGTCATGGCGGTCGAGCTTCGACGGGAACTCGGCTGAGACGAATCCGAGTGGGGCGCCGTCTCCGTCGTCGAACTCTTCATGGAACTCGAGCTTGGGAATGTCGGCAGGGGGTGCGACTATGGTCACGATCAGTTCCTTCCAGGGATGTTGGTCTTGCCCTCGTGGTCGGTGGCCGCCGACGCGGGGGCGTTCTCTTTGATACGGGCATGGAGCTCGCCACGGTCGTCTTCCTTCACGGCGAGCAGCTCGAAGACATGATGAGCGCGCTGTGCTTGTCAGCGCCCTCGGTGCTTCGCCGAGCGGCCGCGGCCGTCGGGTCACCACCGCGCGCCATCAGGCGGATGCCTTCTCGAACTGCTCGGCGATCCACGCCTCGAGCAGGTCCTCGTCGAACATGCGCCTACCCGCGATCAGCGCAGACGGCGGTCCCTTCTTAACATGTACCTGATACGCGAGGGCCTTCTCGCTGCGCCGCAGCCGGTCGGCCGCTTCCTTCATCGTGAGCAACTTGCCCATGGCATTCCTCCGTTGTGTCTTCACGGCGCAAACGCTTCGAATCTGCGCTTCCAAAACCCATCTTGCCACTTGTCTCGACTTGGCGCAACTAGTCCGATACTGTGTCTCCATGGCGCAACTCGATAAGCCCGACAAGCCCGAAACGATCGGGAAGCGAATAGCGAAGTATCGGAAACTTGAAGGATGGAGCGCTCAGAAGCTCGCGGATGCGGCCGAACTCACTCGTTCGGTCGTTACAAACATCGAGAACGGACGGCGACCCGATGTGACGGTGAGCGAGTTGCTCGCGATCAGCATCGCTCTGAGGGTGCCGCCCGCTGCGCTGCTCTTTGACGTCGAGCGCCCGTTCCACCCGGCGAAGGGCGAGCCAACTGACACAGAGGACGGTGAGTCTGACGACGACAATCGGGAGTGGTTTCAGGCCCGCACCATCGATGTTGTGGACTGGCTGAACAGCACGGACACCTCCGCCGAGGCAGATCCCGAGCTCGCGGAGTTCAACGAAGATCTTGAGGATCTGGACGCGATCGTCGTGTACCCCGTTGGGTTGAGCGTTCACGCCACCTACGGCAAGGCTGGCCGGCGGGCGAGGGCGCTCCTGAACGCTGCGCGTACGCTCGAGCGGACAAGCGTTCGCTACGATCGCGCCCGACGGAACCTGCGGCTCTTCGAGCGCGAAGCATGGGACTTTCGAGCTCACCGCGATGAAGACGACCAAGCCGAAGAGGCCATGTCCACGGGCACGATATCGAAATCGAAGATCGGCCAAGCTCTAATCGAGGCGACCCCGGAGGAAGATCGTGACATCGTCGCGCGCCTGATGCGTGACTCAGACGCTGCGCACGCGAACTACCAGGATGCGCTTGCACAGTTCCGGTTGCTCGGCGGGGACCCTAGCCGTTCGAGATACGCAATGTCACCTCATCAGGTAATGGACATCGTCCACTCGATGCCCCACGAGAGGCGGTCGCTGACAGAACAGCGCGGCAGCCTGGCGGAGGGGGTTGTCGAAAGCCCCCTTCGACGCTATCGAGACGACGAGCTCGACGAGATCCGCCAACGAGCACGCGGTCCGTGGCTCGCCGACAGGGATTCAGGGGCCTGA